TCCATTCTTTCTAAACCACACATCTGCATCTTGGCTGCTATTAGTCGTATTCTTAAACTGAATAGAAAATTGCAAGTTGTAAACACCTGCATTTCTGACGTTCATCCGTGAACTATTGGATAAATACACTCCATTGGAGTAGTCAGTTGTATTTAATGTAATAGCATATGCAGTCGTAGTATTAGCAGCAGTTTGGTTCGTAGAGTCCTGAAACGCTCCGTATGGCATCGCATCAGCAAATGCAGCAGCAGACGTAGGAACTAGGAAAATCAAGCTCTCCTTGCCTATACGATCATCAAATAGCGTAGTAGTAGTAGTATTACCTGTCGCTAAACTAACCGTGCCAGTATTGTTCGTCTTACCGTCCATAATCCCACGGACAACCTCACTAACAGCACGTTCGTCAGCACCGAATACAGGTAGCGTTCTAAACTGTACTGATCTAGTCATCGAGTACCCTGCGTAGTAATATCAATTTCGCAACCAGTTAATGTTTTCCAGTTCACGCTAGTAGGACTAACCTTAACTCTATGATAATTACCGTTAGACCTTACTCCGCATCTATTATCTGCATCTGGTGTCGATGCTGTACCGAATTCAACCTGATCTGTGAGCAATACTCTACTGGCAATTGCAACTGTTCCTGTCCCATTATCAATAATAGGTTTTGCCAATGTGATAATAGAACGTCCAATGTCTACATCTCCAGAAGTAACGTAAGCAGATTTATAAGGACCAGAGAAAATAACAATCTTCTGATCTCGTACACCAACGAATATAAGCTGACCACCAGCCCATACTTTAGAATCAAGCGGTATATCTAGCAAATCTAAGTTGGCACTATAGTCATCAATTTGCTCAAGTGTGGCACTCGGTGTCAGACCATACGATAACGATACTACGTCAGTCGTTCCATAACTCCATTTATTTAGATCAATAGAGTAATAAAGCAAGTAACGACCACCAAAGCTATTCGTAAAGTTCCAAATGACTAACTTACGTACAGGATCAACCGTAGCTGACATTTTGGTAGTTAATTGGCTCAAAATACAGTTTTCAAAGAACCATCGATTAACCTTTTCTAAACCAATGTTCTTAACTGACTTACCATCGCAGACGTAAAATCCATCATCAGACAAGAAATAGGTAAACCCACCAAACTGAGCAATAGAACCGTTAGAAATACAGCCTAACGTCCTAGAAATAGCATCAAACTGGAAGAAATACGGACTTCCTGAGTAGCTCATACGGTAAATTGCACGTTCTAAGAAGATTAAACCGTATTCACCACCCGCTAAACCAGTAATATCACCGCCATCAGGTATTAATTGCGTATCAGATTGCGATGCTGCGCTAGGAGTCCAGTCAGTTTCATCGTTAATATCTGACCAGTAAACCTTATTCTCCTCACCACCCACATTAGCAGCAACAACAAAGTCTCTAACTACTGTTACAAAATGAGCAGTCGGAGCAGTTGCAGCTAAATTAGAAAAATACGTTGATGAACTTAAATCATAAGCCTGTAAAGGATTAGTCCCATTAGCCAAGATAACCTTTGAGCCAAACTGAGTAACATCCCATGAATCAACTGCTGTATATCCAGTAGTTGTCAATGCATCAAGAGATGTATCGCTAGAGTCAAACTTATAAACTTGAGTAGCTCCAGCAGCAAATAAAGTGGAAGCACCAGCAAACTTACCTGCAAAAGTAATGAGCAGATTTTGACCAGCATTTGCCGAATAATCAGCAGCATCACGCAAAGGAGCATAGCCGTTAGTAACAGGATAACAATTAACAGCATCCGTCACAGCACCACTAATACCCGGCTGATCTGGCAACCACTCACCAAAAATAATCTTTTGCTTTGCCATTACTGTCTAGCCCATGAAGTTGATGCAGTTGATTTCTGTTGCCATACATTAGTAATCGGAGCAATTAAATCTGAATCGGTATAACCATATTCCCAATAATCGTAATCAACGTATCCAGCATTTACATCCTGCCAAGACGAAGATTTTGCTTGTACATTACTCCACGAACTACTTATTGAAACAACTGAATTAGCACTTAAATAATCTGCCTCAGTATATCCATACGTCCAGTAATCGTAATCTACATATCCAGCATTTACGTCTTTCCAAACACTAGATACCGGAGTTACATCAACCCACTCATATCCAATAACGTCACCAATAGCACTAACTGACGCATTTCCAGTAAATGATGCTGGAACATCGTAACTAATATTAGCAAATGCACTAACTGAAGCACTTGCGGTAATACTTGCAATACCACCTAAAATAAGTTCAGCATTTGCAGTAACTTGAGCATTTGCCGTAACAGATGCATTACCAGTAATTACGTTTACAACATTTAATTCTACTTGTGCATTAGCTGTAATACTTGCTGATGCAACCTTAACATTTGAATACGTTACGCTAAGAGTAGCTGTTGCGTTAATTGTTGCGCCATTTTCAAGCGTCTCATTTTCGCAATAACCACCTACCCAATAACCTTCTTTTACATATAAATCTACATACGTAGCAGTAACAGTCGCAGTTGCTGTAATAGACGCTGAGTTATACGATTCAAATTCAACATAACCAGCATCCCAATAACCAGCATCTACATATAATAGTTCTTCATTTTCAGCGTAGCCAGAATCCCAATAACCTGCCGTTACATATAACTCAGGAGTGGTTAAGTCACCATCGCCATAACCATATACCCAATAGTCGTAATCGACATAATTAGTTGCCATTTACCCACGCTTGAGTATCCTCATTCCATGAATACATTCCATCATCTGTAGGCATAGCTACTGGAGGCTGCCATTGAGCATTAGCGTCTAACGTCCAGCTTGCATAAGGCTTAGGAGGCACAAACGCATCTATGTCTGCTTGGTAGGTATAACCAATGCCTGCGTAGTTTTTACGAATGTTACCGTTATAACTGGTCTGTTTCCATGTACCACCAAATAGTCGCTCACAATACGCAGCACCAATATATTCTTTCTCTACACCGTTAGCATCTGCCGTGTCTTTGTTATCAATGACAATAACCTCGGTTACGATATTGTTCTCGTCTAACTTACAGTAATGTGCCATATCATTCTTCCCCTAAATGCAAACCTGTCAGACTTTCATCTGAGCCTATGTAACCTTTTAAGAACGTATTAAACGCTATGCTAATACGAGTATTGTCACCTACTTTAGTCTCAACCATATGCGTTAGATGCGATGGGAATAGAATCAAGTCACCAGCACCAACCTCAAACCACCACGATTCAGAGTTATAAGGATTAAACTCAGCAGCAGGAACTTTAATCCGCTCGTACCCATCCTTGTAAAAGTAAATCTTATCTACCGCTCTATCCGCTTGTGGATAGAACACACCAGACACTACGCTATTTGGGTGAGCGTGTTTATGGTGGTACTGCCCAGCTTCCGTATAGTTAGCCCAACTCTGCGTTAGATACAGACTCACATCGAACTTAGGAGCATGAATAGCTTTGAAGTATTCAAGCATCGAATCTTCAATAAACTCACGCATCTCAGTAAGTTCTTTACTCTTTAGAATCTTGCGATCCTTGCTAGTCGTATTACCTTCGTTAGCGTAATGCTCCTGACCTTTAATGAACTCTAGTTCAGCTTCAGTAAGATCACGAAACTTAAAGAACGCTACCGGAGTTGGGAATAAGTTATTTATATTCACGCTACAGCCTTCTCGAATTCTTCAGCATCAGATTTCATTTTCTTTAAATCTTCATCAAGCCATATCGTAGGAATACTATCCTCAAACTCACGTATCTTATCCATAACCCATTGCACTTCTTCCCATGATGGGCAAGGTCTAGGATCATCCCAGCGGGTAAACATAGTGTTGGAGATTTCCCATTTAGCATTAGGACGCAGTAAAGACATAGCAACGTCAATACCGTACATTCTGTAGAGTTTAGTTTCCATAAACCTTATTGGTTGATTTTAATAATTACGATGCCAGAGCCGCCTGCACCGCCGTTAGCACCAGTAGTTTGAAAACCACCAGCACCTCCACCACCACCAAGATTTGCAGTTCCAGCAGTTCCGATAGTATCTACGCCAGTTCCAGCACCGCCGCCACCTGAACCACCAGTACCACCAGTCCCTTGATAACCACCACCTCCACCACCACCAGCGTAGGTTACTGAACTTCCTGAAAGCGTTGAGGCAGTTCCTGCACCGCCAGCACCACCAGTATTAGCTGAACCATTACTACCAACAGCAAATGCACCGCCGCCGCCGCCAAATCCACTTGATAATGTAGATGTTCCACCATTATTACCTTGGCTTGTTGGTGTTGCAGCAGGCGTATTTCCAGCGCCACCAGAGGTGCTATTTCCACCGCCACCACCAGAGCCACCAGAATTACCTCCGTAGTTTGGGGCAGACTGACCAGCGCCGCCGCCTCCACCACCGGCTGAAGTTATTGTGCTAAATACTGAATTACCACCAACAGTTCCCTTAGCTGAATTAGTTCCACCACTACCACCAGCGCCAACAGTAACTGAATATTCTGTTCCGGCAGTAACTGATAGCGATGTTCCTGTTCTAAAGCCACCTGCTCCGCCGCCACCACCAATTCCTCCACCACCACCTGCTCCACCTGCCACGACTAAATAATCAACGCTAGTCACACCTGTAGGGCATACCCATCTAGCAGATGATTTAAATGTAAATACTGTTTGTGATGCTACGGAATAAGAAAGAATGACTATGCCTGAGCCGCCAGCAGCACCAGCAGAAGAACTGCCAAATCCGCCACCACCACCGCCCAAATTAACCGTTCCAGCTACCGATGCAACTCCATTTGCGCCACCTGCGCCACCTCCGCCAGACCCACCAATAGATGCAGTTGCAGTATTATTACCACCACCACCGCCACCAGCATAAGTTACTGATGAACCGCTTATAGTGCTTGCTGTTCCAGCTCCACCATTACCGCCAACTGCGGAAGTGCCATTTGATCCAACTGCTCCAGCCCCGCCACCACCACCGCCACCATAAGCAGGGTTAATTCCCGTAGAATTACCGCCTGTATTACCTTGACTTGGGGTTTGTGCAGGAGTATTTCCAGCGCCTCCAGATTGGTTTGTGCTTGCAATACCAGCACCACCACCGGAACCACCAGCAGTTCCACCAGTATTTCCGCCGCCGCCAACTCCGCCACCCGCAGAAGTAATACTAGAAAAAATTGAATTAACACCACTAGCGCCAACAGCGCCACCAGAACCAACGGTAATAGTGTAATCAGTACCAGCAGTTACACCTAAGCCAGTACCAGTTCTAAATCCACCAGCACCGCCACCGCCGCCATTCCCTGTGTTCCCACCACCAGCCCCACCAGCTACCACAAGGTAATCAACAGACGTTACACCCGCCGGAGCAGTCCACGTACCAGACGCAAGGAAACGCTGGACGACGAGAATAGTTCCCCCACCGCCAACAGCCAACGCTTGCATAATCTTTGTATAAGCAAACATCTATTAACCCCTTACGGTGTAAAGTTTTGAATAAAACTTCCGTACCAATTTGTTCCGTCAGCCGTAAATGTCAGAATATCCATCTTGCCAGCAGTAGCTGTAATGGTCGGAGCAGTACCACCAGAGAATTTCACACCAGTAAACGTAGCCGTACCGTTACCAGTAGCAGCAGCTTGCTTTAACAATAGGATAAATGACTTACCAGCCGTAGCAGTAGGCATAGTAAACGTACAAGCCGTAGAAGCAGTTAGCGTAGCTGTCTGGACTGTGCCGTTAGTCAAAGACAATGTGCTTGCTGTTGTGACCGTACCGATAGCCACCACAGATTCAACGTAGTTAGTGATTGTCGGATTATTGACAGTAGGAGACGTAGCAAATACTAATGAACCTGAACCTGTTTCTTCGGTAACCGCAGACGCTAAGTTTGCAGCAGATGGAGTAGCCAAGAACGTAGCAACATTGGAACCTAGACCGCTTACGCCAGTCGAAATAGGCAATCCAGTTGCATTCGTCAACGTGCCAGAGCTAGGAGTACCTAAAGCTCCACCATTAACCACAGCAGCACCAGATGATCCTACATTGACCGCTAGAGCAGTTGCTACACCAGTTCCTAGACCGCTAACGCCTGTGGAAATAGGTAGACCAGTAGCATTAGTTAATGTGCCTGATGCTGGAGTACCTAAAGCACCGCCAGTTTGATATTTATCTGAATTAAGATTCGTAAAGTTGGCATCAACTTCCGCATAACTAAGTGCAGAGCCTTTGCCAGTACGAGTAACGATTGTAGACATAGCTTACCTCACGCCAAAGTTACAGAAAGATTAGAAGATGTTATCTTAAATATATCACCGTTAGATATAGTTTTACTAGCGTCTAGTGCTGTGTGATAAAGAAGATTTCCAGTAGTAACTGCATCACGAATACCTACATGAGTAATAATTCCCCAATCAGCCGTACATTGAGGAAACTCAATCGCAGCACTATTAGAAGTCACACCGTTAGACGGAGCACTAAACGTAATAGCCTGACGAACATAGGAACCACCTGTAACCTCTGTGCCTGTATCAGCGTCAGTAGGATCAGATGTATATAAAGCTAAAAAAGTAGTAGTCGGTGCTGTGTAAGAAGTTGCTCGCAGAGTACCGTTAATTAGCGCATTTTCCAAATAATTGGACATTTCTGCCATGATTTACCTCACACTCATAGACATTGGTTGACCGCCGTATTCACCATTCTGGTCGGCAGTAGAAATTGCTGTAATGCTTCGATCATACAAAGCTGCCCATGTTTGAAGCCTTGCATCATTCATTAAATAGGGTTCAGCCTCTCCTAATGCTGCATACAGCAGAGCATCTGGATAGTTAGACATAAAGACATTAGTAATATTGGTGTCAGTTAATAACTGAGGCTTGCCGTAATACAGCATCTGAATACTGTAGGCATCATCAGGTATAGGAGCAAACTGAATCTCTGAAGCCAGAATAGTGTAGTTCAATGGCTTACCTGAATCAGTAGTCCTAGCTATTGCATAAAATGAGTTGGGTGAAAGGTAGGTAATAGACGAAGCTGGAGTAGTACGCAGATGTACGTCACGCATCTCTAGGAAGTCCGTAGGAAGCCCAACAGTCTCATCACCTGCTGTGGTATCAGCACGAGCCACAACGAGCATCTGACGGGTTCTAAGTTCTCTACGAAGCCGTTCCTCAGCCAATTGGATAAAGTCCGGTATCTGTGCTGTCAGATCACTACGACCTAAGTAACTCGCTATCGTAGATTTTAACGAACTGTAATCCGTCATAACTATTTCCCTGAGTTGTGTTTCTCCACAGCACCATCTTCTACATCATCCCATCGATACTCATACGTACCAATGTGACCAATGTGCATAGACAGACTGTGATCTACATACGTCTGGAATCCACTATCTTGAGCCTTGACGCAGAAATGTACATCTTCGCCAATAATGCCTCGTGAACTCCAGCCTACGTCATACCACGGCTTTTTAGTAGCCTCGAATACATCTTTGTGAATCATTACTACGCCACCACCTACAGCCGTACAAGCCTCAATACCTTCTTTACCTTTAGAGTCTATTTTATGCCAAGCGTGACTAATAATCTTGCCATTTTCATCTTTATCTAGCTCTAAATTCAATGCTGTAGGTAACGTAGGCTTGCGTCTAGTTACTGCATTAACTCCACATATCGGTACATTCCTGCTTAACAATATCTCTATCGTATCGCTAGGGAACCGCATATCTGAATCAATGAACAGAATGTAGTCACAACCATCAGCTAACGCAGCCTCAACCAGCTTTTCACGCTGATCGAATATCAACGTACCAGCCATTGTGTATAACTTTAAGCCGTTCTCACCTGTACCGCACCGAAACTTACTATCTCGTCCTACCATCTTCGCAAAGTCAAACGCAAAGCCAGTATGAACCTCGTCTCTAGCTGGAACGCATACACCTACTGTAATACCCATTAGACGTTACCCCTATAGACTTTCCATTGTGCATTATCGGAATCATTGAGCCATCGAGCAAAGGCAGGATCATCAACAATTACAAAACCTTTCATAATACCTTTCTTGTTCAAGTCATCAATGACCGTAAAAGGGATTCGAGCTACG